GGTCATTAGTAATCCCAAGCTTAACGTCATTGACCCCGTTAAGCAACTGGAATACACTTGATGCGAACGGTAGTTTTTCAAGATTCTCAAAACACTGGAGTAAGGCGATGAAGACGTTAGCAGTATTTATGTTGGTGCTGTTGTTGTTGGCGATTCCATGCTTAGCGCAAGATCGCTACCAGACACGTCCAGGTTCCTATGTGCGATACGCTGAGCGATACGAGATTAACACGCCAAGACTCTACTCGGGCAGCGGGACTTACCTAGGCGAACTGAGTTCGAACAGGTATGCACCAAATTCGATCTCAAACCCGTATGGCGTGTATGGCAGTCGGTACTCGCCACAGAGCATTAACAATCCGTACTCACCATACGGTCCATACCGCACTCAGTCGGTCTACGTGTTTCCAAGGAACCGTTAACGCTATGTCAAAAGACACACGGGTTGTTGGTGGTCATGTGCAATACAGGAGATTTGCGTACTTGCACAAACGAGATCGTTCGAAATTTGGTTTACTTGAAGCTGTTGATTACAAGAACGCTCGCGATCATCTAGGCAAGGGATATCACATTCGGACAACGTGGCTTACGTTAGAAGAAGAACATTCACAAGGCTCTGACCGTGACAGGCGATGGGAAATCGTATCGTCGATATTTCTTATGCCAGGATCAGTCGCTTACGTAGGCAATGACTAAATGAAACGCATCGAGATAAAACCAAACGACAAGTACGGCGATCTAACAGTCGTCCGTGAAGTCGAATCCAAAGGCAAGCGTCATGTCTTATGCAAGTGTGCATGCGGCAACGAGGCTACAGTCCGTCTAGGTCACTTGCGATCAGGACATTCAACTACGTGCGGTCGATGCGGCATTGAACACAATGGAGTGCGAAAGACGATCAGCGAATGGGCTTCGCTCTATGGCTTGAAGGAGTCAACGCTGCGAGCAAGACTGAAGACTTTGAGTATTGGAGAGGCTTTGAAGCGTGATTGACATTGACAAGCTAGTGCAGGAGCAGATTTTGAACGACTCGCAATGTCGCGAAAGTCCAAGTGAGATCAGGATGCGCGTTACGCTAGAGCAGATTGCAGCTATAGCACATCATGGACGGATGATTGGATTCTCAGATGAGCATGCGTGTCTCAAAGAGATTCGCCGTCTTTCACTTTCGTGGTGGGATATGGCTGAGAGTTCGAGGCTAGAGGTGGAGTTGGAGGAGGCTTTGCTACGTCATGATTGAGATTAAAGCAGGAATAGACTTGGACCAACACATGATTCAAAGATGCACGAACCCCAAAAACGAACGTTGGGATCGTTATGGTGCGCGTGGCATCCAAGTATGCGAGCGATGGCTGAAGTTCGAAAATTTCTTGGAGGATATGGGACGGCAGCCGTTTCGTGGGGCGACTATAGAACGCAAAGACAACGATGGCAACTATGAGCCTGACAACTGCAAGTGGGCGACTCGCGCAGAGCAAAGCCGAAACAAAAGAGACACCGTGATGATAACCCACGATGGTAAAACAATGTGCCTTGCTGACTGGGCAATCGAACTGGGATTGAATTACAACACATTGCACAACCGAATACGGGTAGCCGGTTGGACTATTGGACGAGCATTAACAGGACGCAAATGACTGGTTTATATTACGACCTCGCGCCAAAAGACCCGATTGAAAACCTACAATGGCGAATTCGTTGCCGCGAACGCGCATTGGTAGATAATCGATTTCGCGATGCCCTGTATCAAGCGTGCATGGAAGATGCGTTGTTTTTTTGTGCGTTTGCTCTTTGGGTGATCGAACCACGCTCTAGGCACAAACAGCAGCCCATGATTCCATGGTCGCATCAGGAGCCGGTTATTCGTGCAATGGACGAAACGATTTCGGCGGCGATGGACACGCAGCATCCAGTTTCGTTAACAGTCAAGAAGTCTAGAGCGCAAGGAGGAACGTATTGCTATCTTGCTGTGACGATTCAAAGAGCAATAAAAGAAGCTGGTTTTACGGTCGGACTCGTCACGAGAAACGAAGCACTGGTTGACTCGAAGGTCGATGATTCGGCAGTAATGTACAAAGTCGCTTGGATGCTTGACAAACTCCCAGTGTGGATGATTCCAGATGGCTACTCACGTAGCATGTCCGATCACGTCATACGCTTACCGAACAATTCTGGGTGGAGTGGATACGCAGCAACAGGCGACGTAGCGCGGGGAGGTAGAACGTCGGTCTTTTGCTTTGACGAGCCTGGAAGCGAAGAGTTCGTTGCTGGCAACAAAGACTTCAAAATTCTTTCGTCGGTCAGCCACGTATCTAACTGCGTGTTTCTAGTTTCAACATTCGGTGTTGACTCGGGTGTGTTCTACGAAGCGGCTACCGACCCAGATAATCCGAGAGTTTACAATCTAAGCTGGAAAGACAATCCAGATCACTCCAAGCTTATTTACAAGGTGGTCAATGGCGTTGCGGTAGCACTTCGAACGGAAGAACAGGCAGCAGTTACAGAGTACGTCGCGACGCATCAGCGAGAGCTAAAAACGATCGAACGCCGAGGACATAAGATAGAAGGTCACATCCAGTCGCCATGGTACAACGCTCACCGATTGCTTCCAGGGTCTACGCCAAGGTTTATTGCTAGAGAGCTGGACGAAGATTGCCGAGGAGCTGTCGGTAAGGTGTTCAGCCCTGAATTACTCGATCGGGTAAAGCGACAGAACTGCCAAAATCCAGTGTGGGTCGGCAATCCAGTGTTTGATTCCGAAACGTGCAAACTCACAGGGTTGATTCCACGAGAAGACGGAGTGTTAAAGCTTTGGTTTCGTCCAGGAATCGACGATTCTCCTCCAATGGGACCGTTTACGATCGGGTGCGACATAGCCACTGGTGGAACAAGCGCCTATGCAACGAATTCTGTGGCTACCGGCTTGGACAATCGAACTGGCGAGCAGGTAATGGAATACACGATTAAGGGAATGCAGACAATTCCTTTTGCACGCAGGGTGGTTGGCTTGGCGATGTGGCTAAGAAACGCTCTGCTTGGATGGGAAGACTCCGGTGTTTCTGGCGCATTTGCCAAAGAAATCGGCGAAGTGCTATGTTATGGAAATGTGTTTTTTAGAAACACAGAACAGTACGGTTCGCAAAAGAAAACTCGCAAAGTAGGATGGGCGTGTCAAGACAAGCACAAGGCCGAGATGTTTGAGCAGTTTGCCTTGGCAATGGAGCAAGGAAGGTTTGTCCCTCGATCGAATGAAATGATTGTCGAGTGCGGCGAATATGAATGGGATGGGGCAAAAATCATTCACGCACCGACGAAAAACAAGGGTGCAACAGAGAAAAACCACGCTGACCGCGCCATATCCGCAGCGGGCTGTTGGCTGGTGTTTAACACCGATATTGACCCTGGTAAGATTGACACAAGCGAAGAAACAGGTCAAACTCCTGAGTATGGCAGCTACGGATGGAGGGAACAGCAGGAGCGTCAACAGTCGAAAGTTGGCTCTCCTAACTGGGGAATCCGTGACGTTTTACGAAGTCAGAGATAATACCTGAGAGGACTGTGATGAGCGAAGACAAGAGCACGAAGGCCGACCCAAAGAATGAAGTCAATGCTAAGCTTGACGAATCAATAGGACGGCTATCCGACATGGCAAGAACAAAGCCTAATGGAGCAGAGGCTATGCAGTTTTCGCAAGCAGCTCTTAACTTGGCTCACACGAAATCAATTTTGCAAGCCACCGAACTTCAAGGCAAGTTTGTCAGCGAAGCCAAGGCTGAAGCCACGACAGCCAGGAAATAGCTGGCACCTTTAGGTTAGTAGTTAAAGGCTGGTGCTAAAACCCAGTCGCAAACACCCCACGGCATTTGCCGCTAATGTTGCGACTGGCAATGATAGACTTATCAAACAAAGACAAACGAGGTCGGCTCTTAAAGGCTATCAAGTCTTCGCGCGATGCGTTGGAGCCGTTTCGTCGTGTCCGTAAAGAGTTGATTAAAGACTACGTTGGCTCGTGGTATGCTGAGACCGGAGCCGAGAACAAGACGCTGATTAACCTGATTAATCAGACCGCGCGTATCTACACGATTTCTTTGGCCGCCAACAACCCGCAGGTTTTGGTCTCTACGCCAAGAACTGAGAACATTGCTTTCGCTCGCCGCTTTGAAGTAAACCTGAATAAGCTCATTAGCGACATGGCATTGGATCAGACGTTTCGGATGATCGTCTTAGATGCGTTCTTCTGCATCGGCTGTGGCGTCGTCATGATGCGTGATACTGACACGCGATTCCATGGACTTCTCGAGGGTGAAGAGGACGTTTGGATCGATCCAGGTCAACCATGGTTTAACCGCGTTTCGCTGGACGACTTGATCCTTGATATGTCGGCTAAGGAACTTAGCAAGATGCGGTATTGCGGTCACCGCTACCGTGCTGATTACGAGAAGGTCATGGATGAACCTGGGTACTCGAAGAAGGTCAAGGACAAGCTAAGGCCGACCAGTAGATCGCACCACGATTCAACCGGCGCAGCAAGAGACATCGCTTCCGATCCTGGAAGTGCAGAGGATGATGATCTCAAAGACATGGTGTGGCTAATGGATCTCTGGATTCCGGAGAACAACTCCATTGTCACGATGCCATGCTACCAAGATGACTTGGAACCACTGATCGAACGTGACTGGACTGGATCGCAAGGTGGACCGTACAAGTTCCTGTCGTTGGGTGACACTCCTGATAACGTCATACCAACGTCGCCAGCGGTGAACTTAAAAGGCTTGCACGATCTTCAAAACAGACTTCACCGCAGGATGGAGGAGGACTCTGACGCGCATCGAGTCGTTAATACTTACTCTCCATCTGGCGCCGATGACGCCAACAAGATTAAAAACGCCGGTCGCAACGACTGGGTTCGAATGAACAACCCCAAAGAGCTGGGGCAGGTCGAAGTAGGTGGCATTGACCAACGAGACATGGCAATGGCTACATTCGTTCAAACTGAGTACGACCGAATGGCTGGCAATCTTCAAGCCATGGGTGGACTTGGACCACAAGCCGCGACGTTAGGACAGGAAGAGTTGGTTCACGGAGCGCTCGGCAAGAATGTAGCCGACATGCGATTGTCTGTAGTGAACTTCGCTGCCGAGTGCATCTTGGATTTGGGTCGGTTGATGTGGGAAGACGAGACGCTTGAGCTGCGTACGTCGATGCCAGTCGGCAATAGTGGCATTCAGGTCAGTTCTGACTGGACTCCAGACTACCGCATGGGAGGTTTCGAGGACTATCAATTTCGAGTCGAACCATACTCCATGATCTTTAAGACGCCTCAGCAGCATCTTCAAGAGTATTTCCAAGTACTTCGCGAGATCGCTCCATTGTGGCCGATGTTCCAAGCATCCGGAGCCACGCTGAATGTTCAAGTGCTCGTCAAGGAAATGGCGAGACTGATGAACAAGCCCGAGATCGAGCAGCTAATCACGTTTGCTGTTCCGGCCGAGATGCTTGGTGGCGACGAGAACACAGTTCGGCAAGCACCGCATACGGTTCGAGAGACAGTACGCAAGAACGTGCCTACTGGCGGAACCGCTGATGCTAGATCTAACTCTTTAATCCGCGATCTCATGGCTGGTCAGTCCTCAAGCACTAATGGGCAACAATCCTCTATGTTGCAGAGGGCACCAGCATGAAAAAACAAGATTGAAGCGCCAACGCTGCGTGAAGCAATGGCAGTTGCAGAGCGAATGCCCGATGTCGCAATGTGTGTCGAAGCCAGTGTAGTCCCAGGTGGAGTAGCAACATGAACAAAGTAGTTCACAAGTACAACGGCAAGGTAGTGACTAAGGCAGAACTCGACAAGTTGATGCCTCGCAAGAAGCTTGAAGGCCCAGCGATGACTGCCAACACATATACCGAACACGATCCGTTGATTTCCGAAGGCTGTGGCGTAATGCCATCGCAGGTCGGAGAGGCTCGCCAATTGATCCGGCAACACAACATTGCTGGGGCTCAAGTTCGCGACAACGGACAAATTCAATTCACAAGCCGCCGCGCAAGAAAAGAGTTTCTTCAGCGCAGGGGGTTGCGAGATAATGACGGGGGGTACTCCGATGGTTGATTACCCTAAAAACCGAGCAAAGAGGAAACCGCTGGTTGAGCGAGAATGCCAAGCGTGTGGAAAGAAGTTCATGGCAAAGCCATCCAATGTCGAAGTTGGCGGTGCAAAGGCATGTAGCAAGGAATGCTCTTATAAGGTTCGCAAGACTCGCAGTGATAAACAATCTCGCAAGGCGTATGAGTGCAAGCAGTGCGGAAAAGGATTCGTAGAGGACCGTCCAAGAGGTAACATGCAATATTGCTCAAACAAATGCAGCGCCACGGCAAGAGGTTTAGCGAGGCGATCGGGAAGAAGTGCTGGCAGAAGGTCATTGGAGTTTCGCGTGTGGTCTAGGGAGATCGTAAAGCGAGACTTGAAATGTGTCGATTGTGGCGCAACAGAAGGGTTGCAAGCCCATCACATTAAAGGCTGGAACGAAGCTCCAGAATTAAGGTACGAGCTTACAAATGGGGAAACTCTTTGCTGGCAATGCCATCACACTCGGCACCCAGAATTGCCGTTGGCTTTGTTCGAAAAGAGATCAAATCGCAAAGCCATTCCGTGCGAGCATTGCAGTAAGCAGTTCGTAGCAAAGAAAGCAACTCGCAAGTATTGCTCACAAGAGTGTGCGATAGAGGCAACTGCCAAGCGGCCTGTTAACATCGTCCAGTGCGAGATATGTGGAGAGACCATCGTAACCCGCGACGCCAATAGGCGATTTTGCTGTATGGCGTGTAAGCGAGTCGATGACTCAAAGCGAATGCTGGGTCCTGTTGGAGAGCGAATGCGATCAGTAAACCCGATGCACATTCGGCATCGCGAAAAAAACACAAATCGACACAACACAGTTCACGGAGACTGATACCATGTCATTGACCGACCTCGACGAAGTAACATCAAGCACAACTAGTGCTGAAATCCAAGACTACGCCAAGAGCGTTATCGAGGAAATCAACCAAGATCGACAGGGCGAGCCAGAAAAGAAGTCTGACGCACAGATCACAAACGAACACGCTGGCATTCAACAGCCAGGAGACAAAACACCTGCCGAGAAAAATTCCGGCAGTAACACCGCCACTGATGATGGCGAGGAATCCGGCAACGCAGAGGAAAGCATTGAATGGCTTACCGATGATGTTAAAGCTGAGGCTGCAACGTATGGCATCGACGAAGCTGATCTAGCCGAGTTTGCCAGTCGTGAGGAGTTGGATCGGGCATTCCGATTGTTTGACAAGAGTGCGATTGAGGCTGGCCGCAAGGCATTAGCCGAAGGCGAGAAAGAAGGCACGACTCGAAACGAGAAGGGCCAATTTGTCAAACAGGAAAAGCCCAAGACCGATCCTACTAAGGAGGAAACTCCGAGGAATGGACGGTACGAGGTTTCGCTGAGCAAAGACATTTACGACGAAGAAATCATTAGTGAGTTCACGCGAATGCGTGATCACTATGAATCTCGTTTGGAAGTGTTGGAATCACACTTCGCGGAAGCAAGTGCAGTTTCTAAGGAACGGCACTTCGACAGCTTAGTCGATTCTCTTGGACACGCTGATTTATTCGGCGCGACTGACAAGGAAACTGCCGAGGAGAAGCAGCGTCGAGAGGACTTGTTTGTGGAGGTTGAAACCTACCTAGCAGGTCGCAAGACACTGGGTCGACCAGCAGAACTTAACGAATCTATTGTCAACCGAATTGCGAAATCACTCTTCGCTGATGAAATTCGCAAGAAGGAAATTAAACAACGAACTCAGAAAGTCTCAAGGCAGAGCAATGGCCGCATGGGCGGAAGCCCGACTAAGCCATTGAAGCCGTCTGACGATCCCCGCGATCGTGCTGACAGGCTCTACCAAGAGATGTCTGGTAACTAACATAAGGAGGTTCCATCGTGGGACTTGGTATTGACCAAATTGATGACTTCGTAAACACCATTCACCAGGAGTTTGCGGGTCAAGAAAGACTTGCGGCGCAAGATATCAGCTTGCCGTTGCAAGAGTACAAGTACGCTTCGCGCCTTTTCAGTGGCAACTTGCAAAAGGACACCATGAGCACATCACAGTGCAAGTGGAAGGTCAAGGTTGCTACCAACAACAACTTCCAGGTTGTTGGACTTTACCACCGCGATTCATCCGGTCGGGTAAACACTATTTCCGAAGGTTCGTTGAAGTGGGGTCTAACGACCAACAACTACCACTATGACATCGACGAAGAAATCTTCCGAACTGGTGGACGACAGATTTACGATTACATCAGAGGCATGGAAGATGACCTGATGACATCGTTCTACCAGGGCATGGAAGACTTGATGTTCGGACCTGGACCGTCCAGCCCGACGCAAGACCCATTCTCGCCAGTGTCGTTGCTGTGGTGGATTACCGCTACTGACGACAGCACTACCGAGAACAACTCGGAAGAAGGCTTCGACGGCTACGCGCCAGTTGGCTGGGGATCGAACGGTGTCGGAGGAATCGACCCAACGGTTTACGACCAGTGGCGAAACCGAACCTTCCCATACGCGGAAGTGACTCGAGAAGACTTCGTTGAGAAGATCATCAACTCGATGGACTTGTGTTCGTTTACTCCTCCTGTCTCGCGACCTGACATCGTTAGTCAGACCAGCAATGACTGGGAGTTGTTGACGACACATAGCCGTTTGGCTGCATGTCGTCGACTGTTGCAGTTGGGCAATGACAATATCGGCGACGATATGGCCAAGCACAGCGGAACGGTTTACGTTCGTGGTACACCAATGAACTGGGTTCCAGCTTGGACCAATGCCGCTAGCGTCAATCAGCGCAATGACGGTGTTGTTCTCGGAGTCAACTGGAAGACGTTCAAGGCGTACTACGCTCAAGGTCGCCAGATGCGAAAGCGAAAGGCTTACCAGCACCCAGAAATGAGCAACGTCCGCGTTCGCTGCATGGACGATAGCGTCCAAATGGTTTGCTTTAACCGTCGGGCTAACTTCCGTGGCTACTGCACAAGCACAGTAACGGAAACCACCTAAGATTTGTCCACAATTGTGGACGTTTCAAAGTATCCGTCTTTTGGCGGGTGAGACGATAACCCACACCCGCCACCATTTTGAATCTGGGAACACACCCACCCTTAGCTGGGTCTCCCGCTTTTACTCAAGGAGTGCATTATGCACACACATTTCAGTGAACTTTCGACAAGGCTCTTGTCGAACAATATTTGGAAAGACTTTGGCATGCCAAAGGGCATGAATCCATCTGGCAGTTCTTTTCACACACCAAGCGGGAATGCCGCATTTGGTTTTTTTGACGACTTCCTCACGTTCAACGCTACGTCGCTGGTTGGTCCGTGGATGAACCTTCTCGGAACTGGCTGTACTGCAGCACTGGCTGCTGACACCGCGACCGAAAAGGGTGTTCTTGCACTTGCCTTGGACGGAAACGCAGCGAACGACGAGGCTGTGCTCAAGTGGGGCGGTCTGGCTTCCGCGCCGTTTTTCCTGGCTAACAAGGATCTTGCGTTTGAGTGCCGTTTGTCGGTCAGCGCAATCACTGCCGCCAAGTGGTCGTATGGCGTAGGTCTCGGAGAGGCCAACATGATCGTCACTGACGGTCTGTTCGTGGACACCACAGGAGCCTTGGCGGACAAGAACTTCCTTGGATTCAATCACCTTCAGGCCGAAGGAGCTGCGATCGACGCGGCTTACAAGGCTGACGGTCAAACGTACCAGAACGGTGCAACCAAGACTAAGCTTGACTCGCTGCACACCGCAGTCGCGTCAACTTACGTCAAACTTGGGTTCCGGTACCGTCCGAACCCAAAGACGATTGAGTTCTTTGTCAACGGTGCTATTCCTGGTGGCAACATCAGCCCAGCTCGTCTGACAGCTACCGAGCTTGATGCCGCTACATTCCCTGACGATGTGTTCTTGGCACCGATCATCGGCGCTAAGGACATCGCAGGCAACGCTGCATTGACTATCAACATCGACTGGATCGCTTGCGCTCAGTACGAGTAATCAGTCTGTAGATTCAGGGGAGGCGGATTTTGCCGCCTCCCCGATCTTTAGCGTCTTCAAGATAGGGCGATCCAATGACCAGCACCAATGTAAGCTTCACAATACTGCAAGAGCGTGTTGGTCATTATCTATTTGGTATTCGAAGTGGCTTTACTTCAGACCAGGAAGCCGACATTGCTGACTGCCTGAACGATGGGCTACGTCGCGTTTACTCTGCACACAATTGGTCTTTCCTGCGTCCGATCGCAGACGTGACCACAACCGCGCCGTATGTGACTGGAACGATCACAGTTGCAGCAGGCGTTGTAACGCTGACCGGTGGCACGTTCCCGTCATGGGCGGCTGCCGGTGTACTGAAGGTCAACAATCGGTACTACTCTGTAGCGACTCGGGACAGCAATACTCAAATCACACTCACCAGCACAGCGACCGTATCAACCGCGGCGAGCTACCAGTTAGCCAGACCGGAAATATCGCTAGACGCTGCGTTTGATGCTGTGTCAAACGACAGCGACTTAACTTACTACCCAAGCGCTGAATCTTGGTATCCGCCAGTGAGATGGCGGCATGACTCTGCCATTCGCCTGCTTGAAGGAAATAACCCCGAGTTCGACCGACCATTGTTCTATTCTGTCAGAACAGTGACATTCGATCCAACGGTAGGAAGCAGAAAAGTGCTGGTGATGTATCCAGCACCAGATCAGGCTTACACACTCAGGGTTCCAATGATCCTGCGTCCTGTTTTGCTTGAGTCAGGAAGCCCTTATCCAATTGGCGGAGAGGTGCTGAGTCAAGTAATGCTGGAAGCGTGCTTGGCATCAGCGGAGCACAATTTTGAAGAGAGTGAAGCAATCCACGAAAAGCGATTCATGGAAATGATTGCTTTAGCGATTCGCGACGATCAAGAGCGAAGTTCTCCAACATCGCTAGGGCCAGACTCTCCCCGAAGCGAACGCGCTCGATTCAGTGTTGTAGATGACGAATACCGCTTGAGACAGCAGCGAATTGGCGGACTGACACTCGACGGAACAAGCTTGTAATTCAAAGGGACAATAATGTTTTCATCAGCCAAAGTAGATATCGTTTGCGATGCCGGGGGTGACGCAACTGTGTATTTGTCGCACGGAATCAACAGAAACCCCAATGGGTTTTTGGTATGCTTGCGATACGCACCTGGCACTATTGCTACCGGTGCGGATTTGGTAATCACTGGCGAGACCAGTGGGATTCCAATTCTGACCAAAGCCGACGCAGGAACGAGTGTTGCGTTCTACTACCCTCGTGCATTGCTTAACGCTGTGGCGGATGGAGCGGAATCGACTAACGCAAGTGAGTTCATTCCAATCAAAGACGAGCGAATCAAAGTTGTCGTTTCTGGTGGCGGCAGCGGCGGGGCTGGAACAATCGAAGCCACTTTGTTAAACAATCCACCGTACTAAGAAGTTAGTTGACAACCGTTATTTTTAGGAGGCAATCATGCCAGCAGGCAACGCGCACAGAATTTTGGGCATTATCAAAGATGCTAACCACTCACTTCCCGATCCAGGCGCAGGAAAGACTATCTCTGTCCTTCAAGACTTGCAAATTTGCGAGTTGGTGACGGTAGCAGCAGAAGCAAGAACACTTGCCAATCCAACCAAGGCAGGAAACCGCCTCACGCTGCGAATGAAAACCGATGGCGGTGACTGTGTTGTCACAGCATCAAACGGTTTCAACGTCGCTGGCAACACGGTAGCCACGTTTGCTGACGTTGGCGACTTGTTGGAGTTGATTTCGGTATCTCACACAACGGGGTTCCGTTGGGAGATATTGGTTAACGGCGGAAGTGTTGGCTTGGCATAATTGGGGATGATGTGGCAACCAAGGAAATCGTATTCCCTAACGGGGTAGGTCGCGGACTGTCGTTTAGACAAGAAGTAGGAAAGCGTGAGCTTTACACCTGCCCATGGAGTACGAACGT